GGCGCTCGCCGCTGTGTCAGTCCCAAAGCCTCTGGGGTTTGGGGTCTACCTGCTCACCTGCTTTCCGCTGGCAGTGCTCTGCTACCGGTGGGACCTGCGCGCCGTCCGTCGTGCGGACGCTCGCAAGCTTGCGGGGCGCGAGGCGTTCCGAAAGCGCTGGCTTGATCGCTGACATCGCGCCTCACGCCCGACGCCAACTTACGTGGGATTTTGCCCCTGAACACCCCAAAATTCCCAATTAAATCAAGTAGGGGCAGGGTCCTAGCAAAAGGACAAGGATCAAGAAAACTGAGAGTTCGGCGGCGCGTCGGCGCACAATACGCCACACACTGCATTTCGCATAATGTATATTATGTTCAGAGCAGCAAGGCAGCGGCTGGCACGGATGTTGCCTCTGCTCCCGTCTCAGCCAACGAGACGGAACCTCGCCCATGCGTGATCGCACTCTAACCGGCCCTTGGGCCGGTTTTTCGTTCAAAGGTGGCCGGCTGGTCACGCCCGAGGGCCGCGAACTGCTGCCAGAGGATCTGGCTTGGCTGTCGCTGACGGCAGCGATCGCACAGGAATGGCGAGCCATGATGGATGACACACGCCGCGGCTATCTTCCCAAAGACCGCCACGGAAAGCCTTGTGGCAGTGGCGTCTCACATGGCCGATCCCCAGCTGGACGTCGAGCGGCCGTGGTCAATCTGAAGGACTACGTGCGCAGGACCTACGAGAAGCGGTCTGCGGTGGCAGATCCCGGCCCCGGCGCCGCGCCCACGCCGGCAGTCCAGGCGGAACGTGGGCAGATGCCATCCTTGCGCGGGTAAGGCGTTGACCGTAGGGGCGAAGCCCCTACACCCCGATCACGAGCCGCTGTAGCGATTCTGCTTGGATTCGGGGAAGGTGCCTACAGGCCGCTCCCCAACGCTGATGAGCGCGCTCTCACCGGACGCAGGAGCCGCCGGGGCCGCGACAGCCGGGGCGTCTACCGCGACAGGCAGTGCGGTGCCGGGCTGCATATCGCGCTGCTGCTTGTAGGGGTTGTAGACGCCCCCGTACCGGGCGATGGTGCGGCACTCCGGCTGCGACAGGTCGTAAGCGGTGCCCTGCTCTGTCATGCACGTGCAGCTACCTTCCGTGTACTCGCCGCTGCCATCCCGGCCCGCCTGCGACGACATGCAGTAGAGCTGAGGGTCAGCGGTAGTCGTGCGCTGGTCGAAGACCGGTGCTGTCCAGGGCATCGTGCCGAAACGCGGGAGGTGTGCTTTGGCGTAGTCGGTAGGCGTTTCGAACACGCGCGACGCGTCCGCACCCGCCGCCGCTCCGCTACCGGCTGTTGCGGCCGCGCGCGTGAGTGGTTGCGTGGCTGTGGGCCGCTCTGCCTCATACCCTGCGATCTTGTTTTTGTAATAGAAGTAGATCGCGAACAGGATCACGCCGAGCAATACGAGGCCGATCAAGACCCAGCGGATCCACATGGGAAGCTGGCGCTTCGTGGTGACCATCGTGGTGCTGGTGTAGTACTCGAAGACGTAGCTGGGGCGTACCCAATCCACCACATCCGTGCAGACGCCATTGACGTTGCTCTGGTACTGGTTCCACCGCTTGAGTTTGGTCTTGGACCGCACCACGGAGGTCTGCCGGACGTGCACGTGTTCCTCGTACAGGCCACGGAGGAATGGATCGAGCTGCAACCCTTGCTGGGCGATCAAGATGAAGTCGAAGCCCCTATGTCGGTGCCGCGCCATGGCCTCCACATGCGGCGGCACCTTCGCGCCCGGGTTGCGGTTCGGCAGCACCGTATAGCACTCATCAAGCAGGATCACCGAGCCATCGGGAAGCTGCTCCCACTCGGCTGGATTCTCAAGGTATGAGAACCCCGCCTTCCCGTAGTCCAGATCCTTTACGCCGTGAGCGTAGACAGCCCTGCCCTCCTTTTGGAACTTGAACGCTTTGTCCAGGGCGTAGGCGGTTTTACCGTGGCCGGGCTGGCCGGTTACGAGATACAGACCCATTACGACCCCAGCTTAGAAAGGATGGCGGCCTGAGCGCGAGCAGCCGCCCACGCCGAAAGAATCATGCTGATCGCGATGCCAAACCCGCATGCATCGAAGTAGGCAATGAGGACCGGGCCAAGGGTCGCCACCTTGCTTGAGATGAAGGCTTTCAGTGGCGGCAGCGCAATCTCATGAGTGACAAGTCCGATTCCGAAGGCCAGGAGCACCCGGCCGATGATGCCGGGAAGATACTGGCGAAGGCCCTGCAGCAGCATGCTGATAAGGGCACCGATGATCATGGGCATTAGGACTTTCCTCCACTAGTGAGAATAGTGACGCTGACGACCGCAGCGCCAAGGATGCAGATGGCCTTGAGCAGCCCGATGTACTGGCAGAAGAACGCGGGTGGTGAGGCGAACGCCTGCGCGAACCCGGATCCCATTCCCGATCCGCCGCTGGCCACAAGCCCGATGCAACTACCACCGCCGCCACCAATGCCGGACTGATCAAGGTCATCTGTGCTCATGCGCTTGATGCTCAGTACTTTCGTGTCGTCCGGCGACGCTCCCGCGCCCGGGTCCTGAGACATTCCAGCCACCTTGGTCCAGTCGGGCTGACCTGTCTCGCCACCCCCGTTGTTGCCCAGAGTAAGCGCCTTTTCGGTCGCACATGCCGTGCGCCACTGCATCAGGAGGCTTGTGTATTCAAGTGCGTCGCACTTCTCTCCGGTGCAAATAGGAGGCGTGCCACACATGCCTCCGGCGATGGTGCGGTTCTTGCGGGTGTTGCAGTCGATTCGCCATTGGATACGCGCTTGGCCGCACATGATGGGTGATCCGCTACAAGTGGGCGGCTGTGTGCAGTTATCACCGCCCGTGAATTCCTCGGCGGGCGTCTCACCGGGTTCGCCGGGTTCAGTTGGCTCGCCCTCTTCCTCATCAGGGGTGCCATTCTCATCGGCATCCTTTTTACACGTGCCGTCCTTGCCTTTGGCCTCGCCCTTCGCGCATTGACCCTCGCCGGGGAGGCACTTGCCATCGGGCGATTTAATCTGCCCGGCTGGGCATTCGTTCTCTTTGTTCTTGCACGTGCCGTCAGATTGCTGGACCTTGCCAGCCGGGCACGGCTCTGGCTTGCACTGCCCCAGCGAATTGGTGGGGCTTCCGTCCGGGCATTTGCCATCGTCAGGCTCACATGTAGACATGCCCTGATTCCACGAGTAGCCGCTGCCGAACTCAGCCTTGCACTTCTGGTCGTCGTAGTCGTTGCAGGTGCCAGGCACCGATGTGTACTTGCCGGTGAAATACCCATCACCTGTGCTGTACCACGCCTGCCTGCAACCGGCGTTGCACGTGACAGATCCGTTTCGAGGCTTTCCGCCAGTGAGGTTTGTGTATGGGCCGTTCCAGTCCGGGCGCTTCTCGCAGGTGAGATCTTTCGGGTAAGAGCGCGTACGCGTTTCCCACTGCGCGCCGGGATTTGCGCATGGGGTGACATAGGCCGTGTACACGCCAGCGGCCAAGTTGGGCCTTACGCCAGGACACCACTGTGATGAACTTCCGTTATTCGAATACGCGGCCTGCGCAGTAGCCGTGGCCCAAGCAGCCTGATTGGCAGCACCCTGATCTGGGCAAGAGCTGCTATTCACGGCGCGCGAATGGGAACAGGTGGCGTCCTGTGCGTGCGCTGACGGCGCGAAAAAGACCGCCACTGCGATCAGCAACAGCGACAGGATCAGTTGTCCAGGGCGAGCCATATTGCCCCCAGCATGCCGATCATCACGAAATACCCTGCGTAAGCCATGGTCGTTCCCCTTAAACGAAAAAGGGGCGGGTTTCCCCGCCCCTGATTGAACGGTGGATCAGCCGCCACCGGCCCGCTGGCTCTTCCGGATCAGCACCACGATGCCAGTCAGCGTCAGCACGCCGACACCGATCAGGGTCAGTTCGGCACCATCCATCGCTTCGGTGGCGGCGGTGGCGAGTTCGCCTGCGAACGCCGGGGCGGCCACCATGGCGGTGGTGGCGACGGCGGCGGCCTTGAAGCCGATGTTGCGCAGTTTGGTACGGACGTTCTTGCTCATTTCAGGTCTCTCTCTTTGGGGAATTAGCCACCTGCGACCCGACGGGCTTGTCGGATCATGTGTCCGATTCCCCAACATCCCGCGATAGAGGCGGAAATGATCAGGGAATCAGCAACGCCGATGGGCGGCAGCAGCATCGGCGCTGGTCCATAGAAGGGGTACGCACACTGTCCGGTCGAGGCGTCGAAATCAGCCTGCTTGCAGTACAGCGTAAGAACGACCTCTTCCATGGGAACTCCTTAGACTCACGCCCGCGCTAAAGCACGAGCGTGAGTCGTGGTGGATTACTTGACGGGAGCTGCGGGAGCAGCCGGGGCGAGCGGGACCAGCACGACGCGGCGACCGATTTCGAGGTTGTCGAAGCGGCCCACGGTGAACGTGGACGGGTCAACCTGATACTCACCAGCCGGATACGGCGGCTGCTGATCGTCCAGGGTGAGCCGGAAGGGATGCGGGAAATCTTCACCGGCCTTCATGATCGCGGCGGACTGCTCACGAAACACCATCTTGGTGTTGTTCTTCGTGGTGATCTCTCGCGGGGTAACCGTGGTGCTGCGAACGATGATCTTGCTGGTCATGCGGGTATCTCCATTTTCCAAACGATGATCCGGCCCCTGTCTGAAATGACCTTCCACGGCGAGGGCCAGAATTCGCCGGTGATCTTGTCCACGTACCCTCCGAGGGCTTTGCGGATATCGGCCAATGCGCCGAGTACATCGCGTGCAGACTTCGGGGCCTTCCACCACCTAAGCTCGCGCTTGGATTCGTTGTCCAGACCACCGACGGCGTGTGTGCGGAAACCCTTGGGGAACGCTGCGGCCATGTCGGGAACGAACTTGCTTGCGTACTTCGCGAGATAACCCACAGCGTTACGGGCCTTCTCGATCTTGGTGTGGCCGTGTGGCCACCACCCTGCCCTGTCGGCCTTGGGGATGAAGATCCCGCGCGGAATCCAGATCAGGACGTGGTAATGGGGAACGCCGGCCTTAGTGAGTTCACCGACCCAGAGGTAACGGAAACGCGGACGGTATCCCCGGTAGCGAAGTCGGACAGCTCGATTGAAGAAGCCCCGGATGCGCTTAAGTGTCTCGCTAATGTCACGAGGGCCAGCGTCACTTCCGTTTCGGTAAGTCGTGGTGAGCATGTACCACGCACCACGGAACGACCCTTGTTTCGCCTCTTGGTCATGAAGACGTGCTCCGGTAATCACTGACTTTTTCAGACGCAGCGCCCGAATGTGATTCGGGTCGAGCGTGAGAGACACGCGTCGCGTGTCACTTGTTGAAGAATGGACAAGCCCAAGGCGGCGGCCTCCGGCCGCCGCCGAGAATCCGTGCTGCTGAACCTTGGCCGTGGCCATTTCGGTACGGCGGGCAGCGGCGTGCACAAGGCCCATGGATGCGTCGAAGGCGACGACTTCGGGGCTAGGCTGGGAGGGGCCGGCAGCGAGCTTGATGCGGGCGTTCTTGCTGGTGCACGCGACGCACAGTCCACCCGCGAAGAAGTACGCGGTAGGGGCGTCACAAAATGAGCAGTGGCCGCTCATGACTTGCGCCTCCAGCAAGGCACAATCACGCACCAAAACACGATGGTGATGATCACGCCGCCGGCCAGCATTTGAAGGAATTCCTCAAGGGTCGGGATCATTCGAACGGTCCCCGGCGGCTGCTCTTGAACCACCAGTAGATGCCGGCGATGGCCAGCGGCACGAGGAAGATCACTTGCGGACCTCCGCAGATACCTGGGCGACGAAGGCCGCGTCACGAATCAAACGGGTTTGCTCTTCCTCGCGGCGGTCCAGTACCCACGCCACGAGTCGCGCCAGACCGATCAGCACGCAGGCCGCTGCTACAACGGCTACGGTGAACATCAGACCTTCCATGCCCTGCCCCCTGCCCCCAGCCCCTAGATCCCCGCCAGCGCCCTAGGGGGAGCGGCTGGCGGGTGTGTCAAGGCATCCCAAGACACGGGCGCATGTATAGTGGCGCCGATACACCACTGTCAAGGGAATTCAAGACATGACCGCCACGTCAGAGCTGCTGGACCGGGTGCGCCAAGCCGCAAACATCCCGTCCGACAACGTTTTGAGCCAAAAACTGGGGATCACCCGCGCTGTAGTGAGCGGGTGGCGGAATGAGCTTTATCCGCTGCCGGATGAGCGAATTGCGCAGCTTTGCGAGATGGCGAAGCTGGATGGGCCTGTCTGGCTGGCTCGGATTCACGCCGAGCGTGCGACCTCGCCGGTCGAGCGGAAGCTGTGGCGATCAATGCTGGACAAGGTGAGCGCGGCCGCTGCGGTGGTCGCGCTGGTGTGCGTGAGCCTTCCCGGCGTCGCGAACGCAAAACCTAGTGAAATCAATGGTTTGCGCGCCCAGACTGCGCATATTCTGTATATTATGTAAGAAGCAAGCTGTGTTCATAGGGAACGCGCATTGCAGCCAAAGGCTCCCAGCAATCCCCATGCTCGCCCCACGCCATGGCTACTTCTCCTCTCCCGCAGGCGTGCGATCCAAGGGGCGTTTCCATGGCCAGAACCCTTCGACTTCCAGGACCACCGACCAGCTGAGGAAGGTGCGGATGATGACAAGCAGGCCCAGGGAAAGAATCGCGCGCATGGTGCTGTCCAGCGCAACCGTACGGATGATGTCCGCCGCCACCAGTATTTCCAGACCCAGCAACAGCGCCCGTCCGAGCCTGCGACGAAACCGTTCGTAGCTTTCCACGCGGTCCTTGTGGTGCACGGCCAAGGCGATCACGTAAACCGCTGTCGACACCACGATGGTCACGACGATCAGCGCGATCGCCAGCAACTCGATCGCCAGAGCC